CTCGTTTATTTCGGCAATCATGCTATTCTCATCGCCTATTATCTGATTTATATAATCGACAACTTTGCACAGAACCTCATAATAACTTAACGAGTTATCATAAACGAGTGGTAAAACCTTCTGACACCAAAACCTAAAATGTTTCAATTCTTTCATACCACATACTCCTTTCTACCACAAACCGAAAAACAAGTCATTTAAGTCATTTATTATCATCATGTCAATGTTCAAGAATGTATCCCTAAACTCCTGTAAAAGTTTGCTATAACTTCCCGCATACATTTTGCCTTGAACGTGTTCAACATAATCCTCAATGTCCCTTAAATTCCTAGTGGTTAAATTAGTGTTATTCTTTGTCCTACTCTCATTGTCTGTCGTGTTCCTTGTCCTGTTCGTTGTTTCATCTTCTGTTCCTGTGTCTGTTAAGTTTCTTGTTTCGGTTTGGCTATATGTGGTATCGGTATCTTCATCTGTATTATCTGAAAGATTAACTGTCCTCAAACTTCCTGTACCGTCATCGGCAATCTTCCTCGCATTGGTCAAATATTCTTCATTCTCAACATTAACCAATCCACCTTGCGGGGTATCACTATAAATATCCCACCTAGTATTTTTCTTAACATCACTTTCTGTGCCCGAATGGTCGGTATCTCTATCACTACTTGTATGTGTTTCACCAACCATTCCAAGAGTACCTGTCTGTCTTAATGAAGTATCCAAATCCCTAACAAGATTTTCAGCCTCTGCCACCGTCCTAGCATCCTGTTCATTAGCGGTCAATGCCTCATTAACAGTACCCGTACCCTTACCGTCCTTGTTATAAGTCTTATCATAATCTACGTCATACATCGGGTTAAATTCAATTAACTCACTTTCGTATAACTTATTATAATAAGGCATTATCTCGTTCATCCGCATATCAAGGAAATGCTTCCAAACACCGACGGTTTCAGCACATATCTCACGGAGATAGAAATGTTTAAGGATTTTAGTTTCCAAAACACTACGGTAAGCCTCGTCAAATATAGGATAATCAAAGTCAAACACTTTTGACCTAGAGTTAGTAATAATATCTCTTATACTATCATATCCTCTACTCTCGTCATAACCCGCATAGTGTTCGCATATAAATCTTACCTCGGTTGTGTATTTACTCATACCATGCACCTCACTTTGTTCTAATGTCTATAGCCATATCACTTACAGTATTACCACCCGTATCACCCGCAAACATAACTTCATCGTCTGCCTCACGATAATCTTCTCTGTAATCTACCCACATATCAAGACCATACATTTTGTTTATCTGTTCACAAGCCTCACGTCTAGCATTTAACCGTGAGTATCTACTAGCAATAGTACCGCCTTGATTACGAACAACTTCATCGGCAACAAGTCTTTCCTTTTTCTGTATATTCAGATTACTAATTCCAAGATAAGTTAAGCACTCATTCCAAGTCTGTGTTTTTAATTGATATATCTTATCAGCAACATAGGGTGCATCTGTTTTCAGTACACTAAATCCCTTCAAATCCAAATCACTATACCCATAAATAACAGGGGCATTACCGTCATACTCCTTATACACATTAGTAAGTGTCAATTTCTGTTGGTCTGAACCTTGAACCAATACAGGTGTTTTCTGTGCATTTGCATTTACATCAATTATCCTATCAAGGTTAGCAAGTCTTTCCGCATACAGTTTAACTGTTCGTATGCTATTTCTTCTTAACATATTGTTGTAAATTATTACGCTATCCTTTATGTTTAATTGTTTCTGATAACCATTTACCGCATAGGCTCTACGTCTTAAAGGAACACGATATACATTGAAGCCACCATTTGTCGCAACTTGAAGTGCAAGATATTGGTCAAGTTCCTCATCCTTAAAGAACACGGCTTGTCCGTCTGTAAAGAGGGTTACTTCTAAAAACCTTTCATCAATCTCATCGGGGAGATTTTTCCATTCAAACATGGAGATAGCAAGTTCAGTTAGCCTGTCAAGGTATTCGTAATAAGTACGCATATTCTTTGAAAGACTATCTTCAAAATTTGTTTTCTTTCTTCTCATACCTTTATCTCCTTATGTCGGTGCGTTACTTAAACTATAATTGTCAACATTATCGGGGTGTTTCCAAAACGTGATACCCTTATTAAAGTTAGCATCTATTTTCTGCTTATCATCTGCGGGTATATTGCCGTTAACGTTTGACCCGATTGTTTTAACGTAATTCCATTGCGGTCTGCTATGCGTGTTAGGTATTTTAACACGATTAGTTGCATATCCAAAGCGGTCAAAGAAGTCATCAATAATTTCTGCCATTTCACGACAAACACTTAATCTGCCCTCAACAAATGTATGGTACTTTGAACTGAAATTTATGTTCCCGTTGTTAAGACTACCTTTGCAAACATCAGCCTTTATACTTGCCTTATATGTATTGCTTAATACTGTACTAGCAAGACCGATAGCACCCGCAACTAATGCACCAACTCCCGCCGTACTTAATGAAGCACCCGCAAGTAAAGCACCACCACCAACAGTTAACCCCATTCCTGTTGCGTTTGAAAAAGCACTAATTGTTTCGGGAACACTATTTTGAGCAACCCAAGCCATCCAACTATCTACACCCCATGAACACATAGGGAAATTAGTTAAATCAATACTTTCTGATGTAACCATATCGAGGTCATCTTGTTCATGCGTTACCGCACCTTTGTATCCCTTTGGTCTTAAAACAACAGTAACAGGCATTGTTATATTTCCATACATATGAAATTGTGGCTTGCACGTTCTGTTACCATTTTCATCTTGGAAAAATTCATACCGTAAATTTAATTCTCTACCGTTAACATTGTTAACATGACAGAAGTTATATGGATAAGTTAACAATTTCATATTTCTTACAACATGACCGTCAACTCTACTATTTTTATCAATACCCATAACATCAAAATTATCTCTATGTTTTGCACTATCATTGTATGCTATTGTATCACCTTGATGTTGGTCATCGGGTAAGGTATCAAGACAAGCAAGTGGAACCATATATATCCCAATTATTGCATCGGGTTTTTGTATATAACTAGCAAGGAAAGTTCTCAAAGTATTTATACCAACTTGGTTTAAATCCATGCCGAATAAAAATGCTTTTGCTCCACTAAATATACCGTCTAAAAGCGTACCTATTGTTGAGGCATCTTCAACATCACTAACTAAAACTATAACACCGTAAGTACCCAAAAGAACATCGCATTTATCCATAACGTTGAAGTGATTAAAAACTAATTCTCCTGTTTCAACGGGTTCGGGAACAATGTTATCACCAATCTCATCTGTAACGCTATGTTCACGCTCAACAAAACACCTAGTCAGTGACATTTCAAATGCCCATGTCTGCATCACATCTATCTCATAATGAACATCACTTGTAACATTATTAACATAATCAACAGACGTGATAAAAGCATAGAACCATTTATTGCCAAATGATGTATTTTGAAACATCAAATAATTGCAGTCATATAAATCCTCTGCTTTGTAATTAACTCGGCATACACCCTTGTTAACCCTTTGATAAGATTGAGCCGTTAATATCCACTTTGCTTTTACAGAAAAATAATTATACTGTGCTGTAGCATTAGCAAAGTAAAGCGTGTTAATATAATCGGGTTCAAGGGGTATTCCCTGTAACAATCTAATTTGTGAGTTAGGTGCTATATACATATCATTCTCCTTTAGAAAGGTGGGGTGGCTTTTACACCACCCCTATGAACATATCGCAAGCGGATACTTACGCATCCTTTGTGAAGGTAATTGTATCACCAACATCTGCTGAACCAAACGCAAAGTTATCAGCACTATAATTTGCACCGCCAATCTTCGCATCGAGGTCAAGCGTTGAACCCGAAAGTGCTGAAAGCGGGAGAGGTACAAGGTATGCACCATATCTCTTAACACCAATTCCCATAGATGTAGCATCAGCGTTCTGAACAAACTCTGCGTTTCCACCAATAGGCTTAAGTGCAGAACCTTCAAGCATTTCTATTGAAAGAGTAAGACCTTCCTTACCAACGCTCTTGTCAACAACCTTGCCTGTATATGTGGCATCGGGAGTTGTACTAGCATTTGATGTAACGAATACAACCGCATTACTAAACGGTGA